CCTTGTTATAAATAACACGATAGAGATGATAAAACGTGAGTGTTGGAACCATCCTCCAACCGGTCGGCTACTACTTCCCTTTTAGGGAACAATTAGAGTATATAAACCCGTAGAGACTCATCACGATAACCAATGCCTTACAAATAGACTTAGGATCTTATAGCTAAGAAGAGGTGCAGAGCACCTATCCTCCAACAATGACTAATTGTTCGGTTGTAAATTCAACCTAGTTGGAGTACGGAAGTGTATCGTTTACTTCCTTACGGCTCACTTATCCCAGAGCTGGGTATGTCAGGATTATTTCCTAACATCAAAACATGCCAATGAGAACTCCTTTCTTTCAAGAAGGAGATCTTCATACGGAGGAACCGGTTGACCTGCAACCAAGGGACCGAATTTAACATCGTGTCTAAGAGTCTCCCACAACATAACGTTGTGTCTATGAGCACTCCTACATTTCCTCTCGTTCTGATCTTTGAGTCCAAAGAACTTCACAAGACCTGATTCATTACGATGAATCAATTGATCCACAACACTGAGAGTATACAATTTAGTATATTCCTCTCCAAGTGTCCTGCGTGTTTCGTCAAAAGTTACCAGATTGTAATTCTGGTTGGAAAGAAACTTATATTCTTCCAGGTCAATGTCTACCAACTCATGAAACCTCCAGGCCGAAGATTCAGTTATTTTCTTCGGTGCAAATTCTGATGACATGTTAGCCCTAATATGGGAGGCGATTTTTAAATCCCAGTCATTAGTCTGATCCTTTCTCGTTCTTACGAGACCAAGACCTCCTAACCATTCTGGTAAAAACCATGGAACCTTAGCGTTTTTCATACTACTCCAAGGATCTTCCTCCAATTGAACTTCTTTGGTACCTTCATCTGGTTCAACGTAACCAGGGGGCATCCGCTTCTGCCTATATCGAATAATACTATTATTCTTAATAAACATCTTGCTTGCAAGTTCAAACATATCGGGGGGACAAGTTCTATGCAAATCACGATGGAGAGCACCTAATCTAAAAAAAGGTTTGCCTCGAATACCATCTTTCTTCTGACCATAAATGAGTCCGAAGTTGACATATCTGACTTCACACATGTGAACATCATCAATGAACCCTCCTTCATCATCTTCCCAGTCAGAAGCAGAATTGCAATAACTAAATTGACAAGAATTAATTGTAAAAAACTTTCTTGATCTGAAAGTTTTACCAACAGAAGACTCAAGACCACCAAAAAAGGTGACTTTCTCCCAATTGGAAAAACCCAGTTGTATCTTGCCAGGAAAGACACAATCATCTCCATTAACGAGGAGCCTACATTGTTCATAACTTTCCCTATA